CGATAGACTTGACGTTAGCTGTGCTCAAAGTACCTGAAGAGCTATTAACCCTTGTCCACCCTTTACGAGCACCAATACGGCCAAACTGGTCAATAACGCAGTTAGTAGCTGTTAAAGCAAAGCCTGAGACTAGATCAAGAGATGAGTCCTGAGTATTTAATCCGAAAAACCCCGGAGCGTTAATAGCGTAAGCTTGTATTTGCTGAGACATTATACTGGACGCCACATTTCATTTTCAGGAGAGCGGGCAAGCTCAATAGCGATAGCATCGGCCAAAGCTTTCTTACCAATTGCGTAGGCCTCTGAACTACTCAATCCACCGTCTTCACCACGTTCCACCAAAGCCAGTGCCTTAGCAATCAAGACAATGGGATCTTTAGGGAGCTTAGTTGTATCGCCATCGTTAACGAAGTCTTCTTCTGGCACGATCAAGCTAAAACGAATGTTATTGACACCTACTGGAATAGGGTAAAACATTACTTGACTGTCACCGTTGGTGTCTACACCATTGAAGGCATATTCACTAGGATCTGCATTCTGAGGGTTAGCTGTACTGAATACACGGCGTTCAATAGCATCAACAGTCGTAGGAAGCAAAGAACCGTAGTCAGTGATGTCAAGGACGTTGGTTACTTTGAACTTAGTACCTGCACCAGTTAAGCTGTAACCAGTGTATTGACTAGCTACAGTAGGAACTGTAATAGAGGTGTTAAAGGCATCCCAATCGTAGGCATCAGCAATCTCACGCTTGGCGTCGTTGACGAACTTGCCGACAAGCAAGCTCATTGTGTTCTGATTGACAGAAGTAACAGTAGGCTCACGAAGACGTCCTAAGACGTCATTCACCAAGGTAAGATAAGAAGGTAATGCCATACTTACTTCTTTTTAGCCTTGTTCTTCAGGGTACGCTGACCACGTTGAGGCATCATAGCCTCAGACATACCAATAGCAACAGCTTGCTTCCTGTCTTTAACTACAGGGCCACCCTTGCCGCTATGCAGAGTACCTTCTTTGTACTCACCCATGACCTTACCCATCTTATTTGTTTGTTTCTTGGTTGCCATACTATGTCCTTATTACTTAAATAATCTATCCATGAAGAATGTTACGGCAGCGCCTACAAACGAGGCAATGGTCATACCCATCCAGAAACCACCTTTAGACTTATTAGCAAGCTCTAGAAGGCTCTTAACGTCATCACGTAGAGTATGTACGTCCGATTGAAGAGCCTCTACCTGAGCTTCTAAACGACCAAACTCACGAGCTGAAACGTCTTCCATGATTAGTGCACCTCAGCTTCAGTCTTACGTACAGCATCCGCTTTTGGTCGACCAGCTTTCTTTGGTTCTTCTACAACTACAGGATCAACGGCTTCCACGCGCTCGTAATCAGGATGATTCTTCATTGAATCAATATCAACTTGGTGTTCAAAAGTTACGGTGTTACCGCTGAGAATACATTTAAAGGTGGCTGACATAATGTTTACCCGTGTAGTTAGTAGATACACCAAAGGGGCCGTCCTTTAAGCGCTTGTGGCGCGTTGAGACAGCCCCTTCAGTTTAGCTACTATTAGACAGGTACTGCCAAAGCAACAGAAGCGTAGTCACGCAGCTCAGCAACGCCGTACAGAGTGTCAGCAGTAAACAGAGTACCGAGGTATTCTTGTTTGTACTGAGTCTGTGAACGGATACCAACTTGCTCGACCAAGACCATAGAGTCTTTGTGGGCCATCAAGCAGATACGAGCGGGTTGAGCTGTACCTGAACCATCGTTGGCATCAGTAGGTGTATCAGCGTTAGTAGACACATACACTTTAACGCCGTACACGTCACCAATTTGACCGTTACGGATGGTATTATTACCACCTTGTTCACCCACAAAAGCTTGCTCAGTGAAGCGAGGCAAGCCCATCAGGGTGTTACGTGTCGATGGGGGCACGATGAAGAAACGACCGTCCATAGGCACATCAGAGTCATCCAAGCGCTGAATAGAACGGCGAATTGCAGCGTCAGTCAAAGCAGCTTGGTTGTCAGTGGTGTAGTCATAAGCGGTAGTGCCGTTAGAACCGATAAAAGCACCAGCGTAACGAGCACCAGCACCACCTTGAGCCAGACGACCCAATTGGATCAGATCGGTGTCCACTTGTTTAGCCAAGGCGTAACCAGCGTCATCTGTGTAGAATGAACGCAGGCTCGACAAAGCTTGAGCTTCTGTGATATCTTCGATCAGGCGGCTGTATTCGTAGTGCTTGTTAATCAAAACTTGCACTTCGGTTTCAGTCGCGGCAATCAAAGTAACTTGAGTAGATGCAGCCTTAGCAGAAGCAGAGCCACGGGTAGGGCTAGGAATGTGAACTGTGTCACCTTTCTTGCCCTTGAAGCTCATTTTCTTGACGAGGTTGGCAGCCACCAAGCCTTTTTTGTAAGCAGCAATAATCTCATCACTCCAAATTTCTGGAATGAACGTTGCTGCGGTGGTATTAGTGACGTGGTTAGTTCCGAGACCCATTTTAAATACTCCTAGTATTACAAATTAAATAAAAAATAATGTTACCTTACCGAACTCGCCCATCAGCGTAAGCAGCTCTGATTTCAGGCTCCAAAGCTTCGTAACGATCCGGATCACTCATTCGTAGCCGAATAAGGTCGGCCCTACGATACACTCTCTTCGATGATTCACCAGTACCGCCAGTATCGACTGCTACAGCTTTTAAGTTCTGTTTCAGTACTTCTTTACCTTTGGTCTCCACTTGCTGCGTCTTAATTTGCTTAATCTGCTTGTAAGTGGACAACAATTCGTTAGCGCTATCGTAATCAAACTCACCATCGGCTTTTGCGTACAACCCAAGACGGACGGGAGATTGTTTTACCCACTCCGCAAACTCAGGATCTTGAACAATATTACCAAAGTCAGGATGATTCTGATTTAACTTCTGCTGAATCTGCATCTTACGAAACTCTTGAGCACTGTGTCGTGCTGCTAGAACATCGGGATGCTTGTCAATAGAATTACGAATTGCCTTCTGTGGATCTTCAAAGAAGTCAATTTCAGGCTCTACTTCAGTAGGTGCAGCAGGTTTATTGTTTGATAGACTTTGTTTCAACAATTCATCAGCAAGTTTACGAACCTCGCCAACTTCTTGTGCCTGTTTACCAATGAGCTTTTCAGCCTCTTGGTGCATCCGAATAATCTCTTGCGCTGACTTCCCTTTGTATTTCTCAGGGATTGTGTCTGCACTAGCGTGATCTTCTTCAATCTTGGGCGGTGCGGTGAGTTGTTCAACTACGTCGAGTTCACCTAAAGTACTATCTTCAGTTTCATCTACTAACATACTAATTCCTTTTCCTGCCACGTATAAATGTGGTTCTAGGAGATCTATATTTAAAATAAGAACTCGGCTGACGCCTTGCGGCTGATATAGTCAGCTTATGAGTCCGCTTGTCACAAAAAGCAAATGTTACTCTGCGTTCTGCTTTTTCTCTTGAGCAATCTTTTCAGATCGCTTTCGATCCCATGCGTCATAAGCAGTCGGAAAAGAGCCCGTGTAAGCTTCTAACTTCATGGTAGGTGCGCTTACTACTCTAATAGCCTCAGAGCCACATTCCTTACAAGGAGTTGCGTGGACTTCTTCGTCTACAAAAGCTTCAGTGCGATGGTTGTTCTTACAAACAAATTCAAAGATACGTCGTGACATGCTTAAACGTCACCTGTCTCTTGAAGATCTTTGTAGGTACGCCCATAGGCTTCTTTCAAGCCATATAACCAGTTCAAAATATCCATCTGTCCCCGACGAAAGTCTAGAGTATGTGTTTCCGTGACAGAAGATAGTTTGTCGTAGCTATTCTTTACTCTGAGAATGTCTTCCATAAGATCCTTCCACCCTTGAGTGGACATCATATCGAAGGCATCGTCGTAGAATTTACTTAAGTCTTGTGTAGCTAAGGATTGTTCCATAAATGGAGTCCTTGGTAGTTAATAAGAATGTAATGTATACTATTTTAACTACTTTGTCAATAGATTTCGTAGAAATCGTATACTTATTTTAAGTTTTTACCAAGGCAAACCAGAGGCTTGAACAGGGTTACGCTGTGCTTCAATCTGTGCAGCCAATGAAGCCTCTACAGTTGCCTCACCTAGTTTGTCTTTGACCCATGCAATCACTTGAGCTTCAGTCAAGGATTCAAAAGGTGTTGCAGGAGTATCGCCTTCAAAGCCAATAGTGCCGTAGGTAGATGCAAGATGATCGCCATCTACTGCTGATACATCGTAATGCACAGTGGTGACGAAACCGTTAGAGGTGTTGCGATCGAGTTGGTTAATAGACCAGTTGAATTGAGTTGTCATGATGTTTCCTTACATTTGTGGGTAAATTTTAAAATACGTCCAAGCCATCCAATATGTTCACCGCATTTTTGGCAACAATAAGATGGAATTTTCATTTTGCTTCCAGTGCTGCCAAGCGTTTACGAAGTGATTGGATTTCCTTGACCAGCATAGGTACAAGTTTGGAGTAGTCCACTGCCATCATTTCTTCAGGGTCAGCGGGTTGATGTACAGCTTCAGGAGCAACGGTTACAAGTTCTTGGGCAACAAATCCGTAACGCTGGTGTGAGCCGTCAGACTTCCAGTTGTATTCACGCACTTGCAAAGAATCAATCAAGGCAGAAGCTGGTGCAGCGTCTTGGATGTTTTCTTTCAAGCGCTGGTCGGAGCTAATGTTGTACGAGGTAGTTGTTCCGTTTGTTGAAATTGAGCCAACATTAGTAGATGTGCCATAAACAAAGTATGTAAAGTTGCCTGTATTTGTTCTACGAACGTACATCGCCGTACCATTACCAGCCGCTGCTTGGCTCCAGAAGTTGACCAAATCAACATCTCCAGTTTTGGTAACATAGAAATTACCCGAACCTCCGCCAAAAGTACTCGTAGTCCCCACCAACAAATTCCCACTAGCATCAAGCGTCATAGCCTGAGTGAAAGTGATGGCGCTACCTGCTGTGCCGGGGGGGGCGGTGTACCACTGGTGCTGACCATCAACCAAGTGATAGCGCGTGGCGGCTCCGTTGGCTGCGTAAATGTAGTTTGATCCGTTGTAGTAGTAGTTGTTGGTTACTTGCATTGAAGTTGACCCAA